GGCAGCGGCTCTGGCACTTCTCGGCCATGACGTCAATGAACGTCTGCTCCTGCGTCTTGGCGGGCGCAGCGTCGGCCACGTCGCCCTTCAAGCGCTTCGTGACCTGTGCCGCAATGTCCGGGAACTTGCTTTTCAGATACGGCCCGGGGCAAGCGGTAGCCGCGTAGAAGCAGTGCATCGTGAGCGAACCGTTCTTGTCGCCAGTGTAGATCAGCTCCTTGATGCCGTTGCGGCGGCAAATGTCGGTGCAGAGGTCGAGCAGCGCCGCATAGGCCTTGTCGCTGATGTGCCAGTCCGGCGCACCGCCGTCGTTGGCGACTTCGATAGTAATGGCCCGCTGGTCGTTCCACGGGCTGGAACTGCACCACGACCTGTCCGCCTCGTGGCAGAACAGCCCGATACGCCCGCTGGATTCGATGGCGTAGTTTGCGCTCATCTGGCGGGATGCTTTGCCAACGATAGAGCCGAAAGATTCAAGCGTCGTGTTACCAGCCATGTGATGAACGGTAATCTTGCTGATGGGCTGGCTCCGGGGCCGGTTGCAGTTTGGGCTGATGGCCGTGTAAACGGCCAGTGCAGAATCACTCATTCTCGTCCTCTCCCTTCCCGTTCGACAGCTCCTCGTCCATTTCGGGCGACAGGATCATTTCATCCTTCATTGGTTTCACTCTCCTTTTCGTTGGTGTCGTTTTCTTCGTTGGTTGTATTTTCAGCGCCGTCAACCTCCGGCACATCCGGCGTCTCCGTAACCTCATCTGCGCTCTCTCTCGCATCCACCGCATCATAATACGCCTGTGCAAGTGCCTCCACCTCTGCAATGTCCGCCTCATCCAGCAGGCCGTTGTCGTAGTGCGTGTACGCCTTGTCAAGCCAAAACGCAACGTCCCGCCCCGCGCCAATTTCCCGCTTAATACTGCGCAGCGTCAAATCGTGCCGTGCTTTACTCTTGATAGCCATTTTATTACTCCTTTCAGTTGATAGAAGCAACCGCTGCTTCCAAATCCTCAATGCGTTTAATGGGGTCTGCGCGTCCCGTCACAGTCGCGCTGTCGGCATCTGTCAGTACAGTGTTTGTGCCTGCAAGCGCGGGGATTGGCTGTGCGCCTGTCGCAGTGAAGGGCACAGGCTCTGACAGCTTGTAGGCGATTTGTACAGGCGTGCCAGCGGCTTTCTGGGCGGCAAGGTAGGATTTCAAATCATTGACTGTTGCGAAAGGTCCATCTGAGGCCACGTGAAGTACGACGCTTGTAGAAGAAATGCGTACAAAGTTAAACGGATATTCATTAAATTTTTTTTTGTTATCAAAATGGCTTGAAATTCCCAAAACCGCAGAATAAGGTTCTAGTATTCCATATAATGCCCATTGCTGCTGTTTTGTGCTCGGGACGGAGCCGTTGTCCATCCACCGCTCTGTTCCGTCTAACGTCAGTATTTTCCACGTCTCCTGCCCATCACCCGTCACCGCGTCCACCTCACCACCATACACGGTTTCAGGCAGGGTCAGGATGCTGGTCTGCCCGATGTATGGTGTGTAGGTGGTGGGAGTGTCCTTCGATACGACAATCGCAACAGTCATATCAATAACATCGCCTTCTACAAACTCTGCATTCATAGCAATAGCAGTTTCATCTTTTGTCCGTAGTCCGTAAAGCCTGTAAGTTTGCTTCGTTCCCTCTATTGTAAATCCGGTGATTTTTAGATTTCTTCCTGCAAGAAGTTTTTGCTGGGTGTCAAGGATGGCGAAGATGCCACCTCCACCTTCAAGGTTGTAAGTTCCTTTTAAATGAACCTTGTTATCCCCAATATAAGTTATCGTTAAGCCATACGGTGTATAAGTTACATGGGCGTTCTCTTTTGGATTCAGCAGATTCTCCCCGCACCGCTCCACCGTCACGCTGTCACGTCCCTTGATTGGGCGAATGTTTTCGGGGCTTGGTGTTCCGCTGCCTTCTTGCACCGGCTCCCAGCTGGCCTTTACCCCCAGCGGATAACCCGCCACAGGGTAGCACAACACCGGATTCCCGGATTCCTTGATTTCCGGGCAGAGCATGTCCACGATGTTCTTGCTGCTCCACGTATTTTCACCAATGGTGCTGTCATCGGGGTAGGCACGCTGCATCTGGTTTTTCAGTGTGCCAATGTCTTTCATCGCCTGACTGTAGTCAGAGGGCATCCCGTCAACGAGGGTCTGTGCCTTGTCCGCGCTGTTCTTGGCATTGTCGGCGAATCCCTTGGCTTGGTCTCTAACGGCCTCAGTCTGGGCCTTAATCTGCTCTGTGTCAGCCTTAACAGCTGTCACATCTTTCAAGAGAATAGTCTTGTACTCGTCGCTGCTGATAATAGCATTTTCAGGTAGAGGATTTCTGTCGAAGTGCAGCCAGATGGGCGCACTGCCTGCAACGCCACCGCCGACAGTGATTTCAACAATCGGGTAATAGTCGCCCCAGCCAGTAGACATCTGCGGAGTGACAGCGAAATATGCGATTGTGCGCTCTGCATTCACGCCGAGCGCAGGATTGTACACATGATAGCCGTCGCGCTTGTCCATGCGGATGTTTACATCTGCGTCAGACGGGACTTTATACTCTGTGCCGCCTTTTTTGAGCAAAACGCAAAGAACAGGAATGGTCTGGTCATACTGAACCAGATTCACAGCCTTTTTGTCTGGCCTGCTATCGAAGTCTACGGTACACGATTTGAGATGTGCTGTAGACAACGGTTCATAAATAGTTGCTGCCATTTTACGCCCCCTTAATAATAAGCAAGGATAAATTGTATGCTTGCACTTGTTCCCGCCGCGCATTGAGCCCAGTATTCGCTTCCGCTGCTTATGCCAGCGGCTTGTAAACTGTTTTCGCCGGAGCCAGAGTTTCCTGCGTACTGAATTCCCACGAGCGTGCCGCCCGTAAAGGAGAATCCGTTTCGGCCTCCTCCACAAGTTTGCCATACTGTAGAGGTTTTTATTCCCGTCGCGCTCACTTTACCGCCACCTGCGTGGTAGCCGCCCGGGACTGTGACAACACCGCCCGGGTTGATTGTCTTTTCCCAGTTGCCCTGATTTGGCATTGAGCCGCCAACGTTCACGCCCGCTTCGGCGCTCGTGAAATTGTTGCCCGCCAGAACTGCGGACGCAGGAGCAGAGCCGACAGGGATTGCAACCTCTGGATAACCTGCGCCAGCGTCGTCCTTATAAGCGCCCTTGGGAATACGCGCATTGAGGTTTCCGCTGCCGACGCTGTAGGAGACAGGGGAGACGGTCTTGGGCTGTATAGGCAAATTACCAGTCTTAATTATCTTATCTTTGGCGTAATACTTCTTACCGTCCAGCACATCATCAGGCTCGGCGGTAGCCAGTGCTAGCTTTGCATTGCCAAGACCACCGCCGCCGTTAAAATTTAGCTGTGAGCCGTCATAGGTAAACAGTACCCACCTATCTTTGACAATCGTGTCCGCGTCAACGGCGTTTGCGCCCACATACGCAGGAGCAGCTTTGCCATTGATGCTGAACGTGTCTCCGCTGGCGAACGTTGCAGGGGCCTTGAAGCGTCCCACAGCGCCAGAGCCAGTCAGTGCAAACGTGTTGCCTGTTTTGGCGCAGCTGTACACCTGTACAGTAGCAGATGTGCCAAGCCCCGCAGGGTCGTAGACATCTTTCAGCATGGTAGCGCTGCCCGCCTTAATAGCTGCAATCTCGTCCGCCATCGACTTGATAAGAGCTTCATATTGCTTTTGCAACGTACCAGTCGGCAGCCCGGTAACGCCGTCACGCATAAGGCCGCAGACACTTTCATCAAGCATCGTGTTGGTGACGTCTGCGGCGCTTACTGTAAGGCTGCCAGCAGGAACAGACACAGTGTATAGACCAAGCTCATAAAGCAGCTCGGAGCGCGTTAGAGTGGGCGCTACAGGATTTGAAGCGGGTGTGCCGGTCTTTACCTCAAACGTGCTTTCGTTAGTGCTCTTAGTAAAGCGAAGCACGATTCTGTCAATGCGGGGGAGCGCACCGTCGGCAATGGGGATTGCTACAGATACATTTTCCGTGCTAACAACGCTTTTTCCTTTAAACGTGCCGTTGTTAATCCAGGCCATACCTGGCCCGATGGTGATTTTTCGTGCCTCTGTAACTGTTGCGGGGAACGATTCGGCAGCATATACCCCGCTTGTGCGGGTGCAGAGGTAGGTCTCTGCATCTTCTGCCGTGTAATCCACATCGTTCAGAGGATATGTGATAATTGCCATTTAGTACCTCTTTGTAATTACAGGTGTCCCGAGTTCAACGCTGTACTGTGTGACATTGTTCTGCGCAGTAATGGTCTTTCCCATGATACGGACTTTCGCATTGATGCCCAGCTCTGGGAAAATGCAGGAAACAACGTCTCCCAAGTTCACGCAGTCGGAATCAATATCAAAGTCCAGCGTTTCAAGGCGCAGCTGCTCAAGCAACTTGCCTTTCCCGTACTCCACAAGCCGCGCTTTGTAGTCCTCTAGGCTTTCGTTGTTTTTCTGCTGCTCCTGCCGAGCGTCTACGTACATTTCGCGGCGGTCAATGCCCGCCGCGGCCGTGTCGCCTGCATAGACGGTGATACGCTCGTCGCCTGTGCCCGCGCCAGCAACGATAGCGACATTCTTGTAGCTTGCTGTTGAGACGCAGTAGTCCAGATTGCCGACATTCTGAAACCATGTCGAAAACTTTACGGTCTGGCTTTCGCCCGGTTTGTATACCTCAAAAAGCAACTTTCTATTCGGCTTGTCAAAGCGTAGCCTGAAACCAGCGTCAACGGCCTGCGCTATTTTTTCGCAGTATTCCTCTATGGTCTGGTCTGACGTTTGGGCCTCAAACTTGTCAGCAAGCCCGCAGGACGCGCCCAGAGCCACGCAGGGCCACGCTTGCATATCATGAATAAGAGTACGCATAGCGGTTTCTGCGTTTATATTTGATAGCTCTGCGGTGCTTACGCGGTCAGATAAAAGCCGTGTTGCAGGAGCGCCGTTGATAATGATTTTGTTTCCCTCCGTCTGCACGGATTTTATAATCATAAGCGTGTCGCTGTCGTCGATTTCGCAGTAATAGTCCTCTTTCATGAGGTCGCTGTATTCCTGCTGCTGCGACAATTCAAGCTGGAACGTCCCAAGCTGATTATATTTTTCCGTCCAGACAAGGGAGACGAACGTTTCAATCTGCCCGAGCTTGTTCAGTTGAGGGTCGTATACTCTACATATCATCGAATACCCCCACATAGGCGTCATTATAGAAAACGCTCGTATTCAAGGCGTGTTCAGCGCCGTCCGTGTAGGAATGCTTAAGAATGTTGTCGCCCGCGCGAATGTAGTACAGGTTGCTTGCGTCATCGAGCTTTCCGTAGATGTTAGTTTCTACGTCACCGCTCGTTTTGATGACGGTCAGACGCTTGGATGCGCCCTCCCGGCTTACTGTGATATACTCGCCTGCTTGCAGTGATTCGTTGATTTTCAGCTTTTCCAGCGTGTTCACATTCGTGATTTCGGGATTGCTCAACGGAAGCTGCGCGTAGAAAATAACAGAGAACGTAACGTCCGTATCTCCGTCATTGATAAAGTTCATAAATACACTGCCGTCTGTAACGCCGAACTTGTGCTTTTTGTAGTTCACCGGGAACTTGAAGGACGGAGTCAGCTTTCCAATCTGCTGCCCTTTGCGGTCAGCTGCCAGCCAGTAAGGGAAGGGGCAGAGAACCGTAAACTGAAAAGCAGCGTCAAAGCGGCGCTGCTTGAAAGCCGGGGTCTTCTTCACGGTGCAGTTGCAGTAATAGCCGTCGCCGAAATACAGCTTGCCGAATGAGTTTGGCGTGAGAATGCGCAGCATTTTACGCTTCATCACCCTGCTGTCGCCCAGCAGGTAGCCGCTGACTTCCCGCGTGATTTCTCCGACAGTCGCGCTCTCAAAGGTCTTGCCGACCTGTTGAAAGCCCTGCGACAGCGCTACATCAACATCTACATCCGAAAGAGGGTCTATATTCACGATAGAACCGTAATTATAGCCGAAATACAGCGTTTCGCCGTCATCCCGCACAAATCTTGCTGTGTACATGCTTCACCCTCTTTCAAATTGCACCCATCATAAGCGCCCGCCGCTGCTCATACTGCGCCTCGCGCATAAGCTCTGCCGCAGTTTTGGCCTGACTGTAGATGTTTTGGATAACAGTAACGCCGCCAACAACAGCGTTTTTCTCGCCTTTGCGGTAGCTGTCGGCCTCTTTAGCCGTCAGAACCATTTCGCCGCGATGCAGGTTTGCAACGTAGTTGTTATAAGGAACATAGTCCAGACCGCCAGCGTGGGAGCCGTTTGTCTGCACCGTGCCGGTAAAGCCGGAGACCATGCCGTCTACGAAATTTCCGACCTGTTCTTTCAGCCAGCCGCCCATACTCTTAATACCCTCGAGCAAGCTCTTTGCCGCGTTCACGCCTAAATCAAAGATTTTGCCGGGTAATTCCTGAAGGCCCGCAACAACAGCATCTAGCAAATCTTTTGCGGCCTGTTCACCGTTTTTCCTCAATTCTTCGGCCCACTCTACGACTTTTTCAATCGTTTTTGTGAACCACTCTGCAATGTTTCCGGGCAACTGAGTAAAAAACTCAATTACGTTATTCAGGAACGTAGATGCAGCGTCGATTGCGTTGGACTTCATTTGCCCAGCCCATGCAATGACGTTCTGGATCGTGGTAGACAGGAACGTTAAAACGTTGCCGGGGAGTTGCGTAAAGAACTCAACTACGTTTTGCAAGAATTGGGAGCCAGCCTGCCGCGCACTCTCTGCCGTTTCTATCGCCCAAATTGCGATGTTTGCAAGCGCTGTGCCAAGAAATACACCTAAGTTGTACGGGAGTTGCGAGAAAAATTCTACAACAGCATTGATAAAATTGCTGCCAGCTTGGCGGGCATTTTCCGCCGTCTGTGTAGACCAGTCAGCAATGCTTTGCACGGCGTTTTCCATAAACTCAGATATTTTATCTGGGAGCTGTTGAAACCACTCTAACGCACTGTTAATCGCCTCTGGAACGGTCTCTGTGAAGAATGTAACAACAGTGGTCTTTACGAACTCAAAAATTTCGTTGACTTTGTTTCTGAAATCTTCGTTCGTTGCGTACAGAGTGGCAAATACGCCAATCAGAGCCGCAATCAGCGTGATTACGATTGCAATCGGGTTGGCTGACATAACGGCGTTTAGCGCAGCCTGCGCAGCCTTGAGTTTGCCTTGCGCTAAAGAAAGCAAATCAATTTTCCCAGTAAGCAGCCCAACGACAACTTCCGACCCTTTGAGCGTACCGTCCAAAGCGCCTTGTGCAACCTCTGAATCAGAAAGCCCCATGCTGAACAGAGATACGGCAACTTTAGCCTCGTCGAAAGCGGTCACCATTTTCTGGATTTTCGTTCCAATTTTCCATCCAGCAATAGCAGTGCCAACCGCGCCAATGGCAGGAGCTAAGGTTTCTATAACAGGGATTACTTCGTTGACCGCCTCTTTGATTTCATCGAAAATATCAAAAATTACACTAAAATCAGAATTTTCGATTGCGCTCGTCAGCGCATTTACTATCGCGTCGCCAAGAAAAGAGAATAATTCATCAATGATTGGCTGTAACTCGTCTGCCAAAAATCCAAGGCCGTTAAATAGTGCCTCTATCCCTTCTACGACGGTTGGCATCATGCTTTCGATAACAGTGCTGACTACAGGGGCCAACTGTGCACCTATCTCGGTCATGGCGTTAATCAGCGTTGGGACAATTTCTTGGATACGCGGCAAAATGTTTTGAGCAGCAGTAAGAAGACTGTCTACGAAATTATTGATTAGCTGCTGAACATCCTGTTCTGGGTCTGCAATGCCTGTAAGCAGATTTTCCCAGGCGCTCTTCATCGAAGCTGTACTACCTTGGATGGTAGTTGCAGCTTCTTTGCTGGTTGTTCCCATAATGTCCATGTTTGCCTGTACGACGTGAATCGCCTGTACAATATTCGCATAAGACATACTGGTTGCATCAACCGTTACGCCGAGTTCCGCTTGCGTGTCCTTCATGGCAGCGGCTTCTTTTATCAACCGCTTCATTTCAGCCTGCGTGCCACCGTAGCCGATCTTTAAGTTGTCAAGCATGGTATAGTTCTGCTTCGCAAAGCCGTTATATGCGTCTTGGATGGACGAGATGTTAGTGCCCATCTTGTTCGCATTATCGGCCATATCCGAAATTGCAGTATTCGCCATTTCAGCGGCTTTTTGTGTATCGCCGCCCAAACTTGAAACCAGAGCCGCAGCAAACGATGTTGATGTCTCCATGTACTCGTTTGCAGACTGGCCAACGTTCTTGTACGCGTCCTTTGCATAGCCCTCGATAATACCTGCGCTGTCCTTGTACAAGGTTTCTACGCCGCCGACAAGCTGCTCATAGTCTGTGTAACTGCTCAGGGATGCTTTTCCAATATCGAGAGCTGCACCTGCTGCCGATTTGCCAACAGATACAATCGTGCTTCCCACAGCTTTCAGGCCATCAAAAACTGCATTTCCTAGAAACGTTCCGCTGAACACATCCCAAAAAGATGTTGTTTTGCCGCTTGCATCGTTTAACTGCCGTTCATAATCATCTGTATCAAGACTTAATTTTGCGTTTAGATTAAATACGTCCAACTTCTCACTCCTTTCTTGTTGATTTTTTGTTAGCAATGCTGTATCCTAGCTTTAGGAGGTGTTTTGCTATGGCAAAAGCTAAAAATGCAGTTATCGCAGGAGATTACGTCGGAAAGAAGGTCAATCTTTCTTTTGGTCGAGTTCAACTCGACATGGGATTGATGCCCGCAATCACATTAGACAGAAGCACCGTTGCAGATTATTCCATTCTGGATGAATCCCAGAAGAAATCTATGTCTTCTGGTGTGATGCGCGGGCTTGTTGGCGGCGCCATTCTTGGGCCTGCTGGTCTCGTGGCTGGCGCAGTCACCGCAAAACAAAAAGGCATTTATCAGATTGCAATTCAGCTGAAAGAAGACCCACAGTGGGTTGCAAGCGGTAAACGCTTTTTAATCGAGGTAGACGATAAAATCTACAAAGCCATTATGACAAACTGCTTCTAAAATGAGCCGCCCTATTTTTGGGGCGGCTCTTCCAGTTTTCTCAGCTTGTTCTTCATGTGTTCTTTGATTTCATCCGCTGTTCGTGTTTCTTCTGGCGGCGGGTTGATTATATCCCAGTACCTTTTCGGCTCGCTTTCTGTTTTTATCATGTTTTTTGTAATCGTGATAAGCACATCCGACATATAAACACGATATGCCACTTCATCCGTTTTTTCTTTGATTCGGTATGGCAGTGCCGACATAAACGCACGTGCGCTCAGTTTCGGCATGCTTAAGATTGCGACTATTACGCTTTCTGCTCCGTACCGAAAGACTGTTTGAAAAAATTAACGAAGTCCTCGTCTTTCACAAGCTCGTTAATCTGCGCCAACGTGCTTAAGAAACCCTGCTTTCCGCATTCTTCTGGGGTGAGGCCGTTGAACAGAGAAAGAATCGCATATACGTCTTCTCTGTGGTCTTTCAAGAAGATGGGAACAAGATTCACAACGCGCGTAAGGCCGAACCTATACACGTCAATCTGCGTATGTTCCCCTTTGGGAAGCCTGCGTTGAACCTCTGCAATGAGGTTTTTGTCATCGGCCATGTTCTGGATATGAGGGGCGGCGATGCACAAGACATCGCAGGTCTCGTCGGTAGTCATCTGAGAAAGCAGTCGCATTTTTTATCCCTCCGCGTCGATACTGTAGAACTCCATAGGGACAACGTCCTGTGCAGTGATGGAGACATGGCCAGTCAGCTCACAGGAAATCTGCCCCTTGCCGCTCTTGGTAGTCTGCAACGAGAAGCCACCAGTGGACAAAGCGTTTTTCAGGCAGATAGCAACGCAGCCACCATCTGCGCGGTCACCCACCCACCACAGTTCGTCTTTAAAGTCGGTCTGCTTCAAGTCGCGGCGAGGCGTAATCTTGTTTGTGGTAACGTCTGCACTGCCCAGAGCCATCTTGATATTATCAGGGGACGTGCCAAGAGCCGTGAAGGACATTTTGCACTCCCAGCTGTCCAGATGTTTCAGCTCTTTGGTGTTGACCGGGCAGTTGTCAACGTCCTCGCCCAAGTCGGAGAATGTAGGAACGCAAGTGGCGTTGATGCCGCCAGTAGTGGCGCAGATAATGTCGCCGTCCTGCGGAGCGGCAATGCTTGCTGGGTTGAATGTGTTCAACAGCACGCCAGCGTCAAGCTGCAATGCGTCGAACGTATCTTTGGGAATAGCGGTAAATTTACCCATATTTTCACCTCAATTTTGGCATAAAAATTCGGCGGTAATGTTCAAATACCGCCGCTTAATGTTTTTGTCTGTTTCATCTGCCAGCGCTTGACAGAAAGGTGAACCGCGCCGAATCCAAATGTAGCCGCCGTCAAATTTCAGCAACTTGCCACCGATGCCGATAGCGTCCGATATTTCCTGTGCTTTGGCATTTGGAACAGCCTCAGACGTCGTATAGAACCACAGGTTCACCGTTAGCGACGGCGCACCTCCTTCAGCGTCAAATACCGCATCATAAGTCAAGTATGGGAGTACAACGTCGTCCGGCACGGCGTTTGTAGCATACGCAGGGAGAAAGCTATCGAAAAACTGCTGTAGTGCAGCGCCCTTTGTCATTTCGGCAGCCCTCCCATGCGTTCAGCCGTAAAGCTCATTAAGTTGCGCAGCATAGAGGAAGCCGTTTTCGGGGCTTGCTTTTCTTCCGGGCGGCTTGTTACGCGATAATACGCGCCTGTTTCAACGTCCTTGTAGACGCTGCCATACTCAATCGGCACATCTCGGTTGACAACGCCGGTATATACGCTGGTCACGCCCTCTGCTTCTGCACGGCGGGCCTCCAAACTGCTATCCAGCGAAACGAAATTGTCAAACTCCGCGCCATCTGCCCACTCGACAACATAGCCACCTTCGCCGTCCGGCTTTGTGGTCTTGTCCATAATACAGCAGCGACGCGAAAACGCATCAAGTAAACTCATAATGATACCTCACATCGCCATTTGGCTCTCTATCTGCAACGACGCGAGCATTGCTTGCGTTCACAAACATTTCAACGATTTTTAAGCATCCCTCAGCTGTAGATTTATCAATGTTCATGCTGAGATTTACAGTAACATCGACGTCGAGTTTATCGGTTCTCATTACAGTTTCCTCCACTTGTTCAGCCGTGATGCAAATACACCTTGCCAGCCCGGCAGAGAGCCGCCAGAACCGCCGCTCGCAGTAGATTTAGTGTAACTATACCCCGCAAAGCTCTCGCTTTGAAATGGGCTATTTGCGGCGTTCTCGTACTGCGTGCGCCACGCCTTGATTTCTTCTTCAAGGCGCATAAATTCGGCAGGCACGGCCATGGCCCAGACAGCGCCATCAAACGTTTCATCTCTTAACGAGCAGTTACCGTATTGATACACACCATCGTTCATAACGCTGCCCACAATGCGGAAATACTGTCCGGCACGCAAAAAAGGGAGCGCAATGCTCCCGCCCTTGATGCTGAACTCGCCCAGATGGACGCCATTCTGTGTGACAAACCAGTTCCGGCACTCCCTCATCAATTCTTCAAGCATTACGCTGCCCCCTTATTACTTTTTGAACTTTGCCAGCACAACTTTGGCTTCGTTGGTCAGAGCCGCAACGTAAAACTCGTCAGCGGTGATCTCGGTGGAACGGTTACGCGGCTTGCGCTCAGTCTCCACGTTGATATTGCGCTTGCGGTAGATGGTCAGAGCGGGGACATCGTCCTCAGTCTCGCTGTCCTCATTCAGCTTGACGATGGGGCAAGCGTAGTAGGCGGTAGCAGCAGCCTTGACCTTATCACCGACAACCAGCGCAGCAGCGCAATGGGGCTGGATGGTCGCCAGATGCTTTTTGGTGGTGGTTTCGGCGGTAGTATCCGCGACAATCTCAATGGTGCCGGTGCTGTTGTCCTTTTCGTACTCGATGGAAGGAACCTTGCGGGATGCTACAACGCGGGTGTTGGCAATCTTGCCGATTTCGCCGGTGACAGCAACGCCAGCCTGATACTTGTCAGCGCTGATAAAGTCCGCATCTTTGCGCAGGGTCGCCATCTGCTTGGGGTTGATGAACATGACCTTGTCGCTGTTGATTTCCTCGTTGAACACGTCAATGGCATCCACCACGCCGCTGTACTTGATAGCGGCAGCAGTGCCGTCATACACCAGCGTAGCGCCCTGCAAGGCTTCCATGCAGTCATTGTCGATTTTGGCAGCGATAGCCAGCGCCAGCTGCGCATTGGCTTCGCCAACGGGGTTGCCGTAGCCAGACAGCACAGCTTCATCGGTCAGGCCGACGCCCTTCATGGCCTTCTTGATCTTGTACTTCTTGTCCTTGGTGCTCATCTTGTCGATGTCAACGTCAACGCCCTCTGCAACGTCCTCTGCGTCACCAATGTAGCCGTAAGACGGCACAGTGATGGTATCGCCGGGAACACCAGCAAGGGTGTCATCCACCTTTGCAAAAGGTGCCACGCGGATTTTGTCAGGGATTTTAGCCGAAATCATATCGGCCATGACTTCCGGGTCAATCAGGTCTGCCAGTTTGGTCAAAATAGTATCTGCCATGTGTTAGTCTCCTTTGTTGTTTGCAAGCTCGGCATACTGTTCCGGGCTTTCTTTCTTGAGTTTCAGTCGGTCGGCATAGCCCATCTTTTTAAAGGCTTCTGCCGTGATAGAACCACTGCCGCCGTTTCCGGCAGGCGGGTTCGCCGTGTTTGCGCCCTGAGTGCTGGTAGTGACGATGTAGTCGCTGTAAGATTCTTTCAGGCTGGCTTCCAGCTTGTCAGAATCCTTGATAGCGCCTTTATCGTCAAGTTCCAGCTTGTCTAGCAAGCCATCGCCTTTGCACAGCCGAGCAACAGACTGCAAGCGTTTGTCGGCAATGCCGACTTTTTTCAGGGCGGTCTCCAGTGCCTTTTCTTTGGCAGCGGTAGTCTTTTCAGCGGCCACGCTGGTTTTGTAATCCTCGAAAGCCTGGTGCTCGGATTCATACTTTTCCTTGTAACCGTCATCGCCCTTTCCTTTCAGGTCGTCCAGTTCCTTTTGAACGGCTGGAAGTTTTTCCGCATCGGCTTTATACCGCGTGACGTCGTCCTTCAGCGGGTCAACAACGCCCAGATGGAGCGCCACCAGCTGATTTTCAATTTCATCAGTGCAGCTTTCGCCAATAATCTTACGGATTTCAGCGCGTGTAAATTTTGCCATTGGGGTTCTCTCCTTTTCTTCGGTGGCGGTTCTTCGCCATTTGAGTTTTATTTATTCAAAACAGCAGTGCTTCGCTGTTTTTTCGTATAAAAATAGCAACCGCCGAGAACGCCTCGGTGGTTGCTAGGTAAACTTGTCTTTTACGGTTTCACTTCAACGCTGGGCAGCACATTTGTGTGGAAATAAAGCTTGTAATGGTACGGGTCTGTGTGTGTTCCTGTAATGTCCTCGACAACATACATCGTGTAGCTGTTCAGGTAGATGTAATTTTTCCTGTAAGTATCAGGACCAACCTTTACAGTGCAGACAAGCTCGTTGCTGGAATTGTTGGAGATAGACATATACCCCTCGGCTTCCATAATGACCTTGTCTGTTCTGGCGTTGTATACGGTGATTTTTCGTTCGCTCTCAAAGTAATCGGCCTGTTTAGAAATATTGGAGTTTGCTCTATCGGCTTCGGAGCAGCCACACAAAAGCAAAACTGAAACCATAATTGCGATTGCGATATAAAGAATCTTTTTCATGTGCTTTCCTCCCAATAAAAAGAGCCGAGAGGCTTATTTGCCTTTCAGCTCTTGTTCGATAATTCTGTTATACTGCGCGGCATGGTCTGCCACTGCGGGCTTGATGTACGGTTTTGCGCGTTGGCCGTGGGTCAGATGCCAATCGCCTTTTGCATCTTGGTACACCCACGGCGTTTGTCTGCCGCCGGGATAATAAACGCCCGTGCCGCACTCCACATAAACCGCATACTCGCTATTTGTGCCGATATATGCAGCCTTTTCGCCGTCGTTTACCATATGTGTAATGCTGTTGCGTAGGTTGCCTGTATCAACAGGGCATAGCTTTTTAGCATATCCCTCTGCTACAAGGCCGCATTTTTCGAGTGCTCTTCCAACAGCAGCGTCAAGCGCTCCCAGCACCTCGGCGCTGTGGTCTTCAAATGTGATTTTCATTTTAACTTTTCGATTTCGTTTTCCTTGCAATCAATAATTTGATTGTTTTCGTCAAGTTCGATAAGGTAACGCAAAACGTCCGTGCCCCGTATATCTACCACCACACCAATTTTACCAGATGCAGTTATTTTTACTTTATCAAATTCGCGTATCACTTGTCTGCATCCTTTCTATAGGCTGTCGTAATTCTCGGCTTTCCGTTGCCGGGTTCTTTTATCCAGCAAGTCAAAAATCGCTTTTTTTCTGTTATTCCTAGCTCCATAGGAATTGAATATTTTTTGCTACCATCTTCCAAAGCTATTGGATTCTGAATTTTGCTTTCATCGTATTGCTTTGCAATGTCGTAACGTAGCTGCATTGAACTTTCCGCGGTGTAACCAACGTCGAAAAATTCTTGCGCATGTTTTGCGCCGGTCTTCAAAAGATATTCTGTGAATTTCCTTTCCGTCGTTTCGCATTGCGCTTTTTCTACAAACATTGTTTGCTTTTTTAAGGTCTTTAACGCGTGCCAAATTTCAATATCATTATACTTTAAATCTTGAAACTTGTAAACTGAATCTGGAACTTTATCGCCTAAAACTTTGCGGTATTCCGCAAATTGTCTTTTGTCGGATGAAAAATTACGCCCTTTTTTTATATATGTTTCCCACGCATATCTGTTTTCTGCTTCTTTCCAGCTAGCCCATTGCGTGTAATTCATATATGGAACAAGTACGCTTCTCCCTGTTTCTGGGTCTATCGCTCTCCGCAACTCATGCCGCGATTTTGGCACATCTGGCAAATCCGCTATTGTTGTGCAGCGGCAATTATACACTAGGTATCCCGGCGCAGATTCATCGCCAGGCTTCATGAGCTTATAACCATCAATAATAAACGGCTTTTCCACATCTACCGTTTGCCCGTCTGCCACCGCGTGCGCATGCCGCGTGCGGTTGTCTAACGTTGCCACCCATTGTTTTTTCAGCTTGATGCCCATGTCTTGTGCGGCACGGTAAGTATCTAGCCGTCCCGCGTTCTCTGCTGCTGTGACCGCCGTTCTGGCCGTTCGGATAGCGCTTGCGCGGCTCATGTCCCGCATACGGCTTTGCAGGTCATCCGCAATCTTGCCATTTCCCTTGCCTTGCAGAATGTAGCTTGTCACGCTGGCTGTGATTTGCTGTTTTCCGTATTTCAAATCAATGCCGCGCTGCAATGCACGCTGCGGCGGATAATACGGCATAAGGTCAGGCTGTTCAACGACCAACCGTCTGACCGTCTGTTCATCCCACAGCGTAAAGTCTGCGCTGTCTGAAACCTGCTCAATCTTGTATGCGGCATAGTTGCGATTGAGCGTGTAAATGCCCGGCGTGGCGTCATTGACGTATGCCACAGCCGTTTCATTTGCGTTGGTGTATCTTTCTGCCACCTTGTCCCGCAGCGCCGCAAAACGCTTGCCTCGCCCTATCTGCGCAAGCCGCCATTGCTTATATTGCTGCTCTGTAATTTCGCCTGCATCCAGCTTTTCTTTCATGGCTGCGTCTCGCTTTTCGAACTGCTCAAAGTAAGCGTTTACCGTGTCTGACAGTTCGTCTGCTGCCTGTTGGTATATAGCAGAAATGCGACGCTCAAGCTGTGCAAGCTCGGCGTCGGTCATTCTGTGGGCATAATCAGGTTTCGCCATTGCCGTTCATTCCTTCTCCCGGCTGGTTCTGCGGCTCGTTAGGTGGCTGGTTGGTAATTGTACGGTCTACCTCCTCTGCCGCCTTTCGCTTCATCAAATCCTCGTACTGGTCTGCGTCACCGAGAATGGTCAGCAGCTTTTTTGTGATGTATTCATCATCGTAGTATTCCGCGCCCAGCATCACGGTCTGCGTTTCTTCCTGCTTGTTGATAATCTGGTTGCGCGTGTATGTTGGCTCGTCATCAATCCCGGCAACCGCCAAAATGCCCTTGATGCAGCGCGTCACGCAGCTTTCAAACTTGTCCGTTTTCAGGTCGAGTGGCACATAACTGGCCTTGATAGCCGTTGCAGTTTGGTTGCCAGCGCTGACAGCAGCAGAATCAAAGGCCTGAAAGTCCTCGTATAACTTTTTGGTTAGCATGTCAATGGTGGCTTGCGTGCCTTGGAACGGGGCTTCGATGCTCTGTGGCGTGGCCTTTGCGCCCTCGTCACCGTCAGCGTGGGCGACATGGGTAGTTTTCAGACGCTCAATGAACTTTGTATCGTCCTGCTCGTCCATGCCTCCGCAGTTGGTCAGAACCCAGAAAATCAGGTTGCCTTCGTCAACGTTGTTTACCATGTTGGAGCTAGCAAGGTCGAGCGCGTCAATGGTATTCTGTCTCCCCTGTAGCTCGCTGTGGGCCTGCTCTCCGTTTTTCAGCGGGATAATGGGGAATCCGGGATAATTCTCACCGTCATAAATTTCTGTGCCGTCAATCTCCGAATACCGCACTTTCAACTTGTACGGCAGTTTCCCGTTTAAACTGCGTACTTCACCATTGCGCTGTTTAATGTATTCCGTGTAACCGTCCATCTCGTACAGCGTTGCCCGCAGCGGTTTGTCCGGGTCAATCTGCCAGAACCGGATTCCTGCTTTCAGTGCGCCGTCCTCTTCATCGTACAGAGGCACGAACTGCTCCGGCGCAAACACCTGAATATGGTCAAGATTCCAGAACACGAAAGCCTGCCCACCAATCAACGCATGGCGGGCAGCATCCATAATATCTTCATCAAACGTGGCGCCAAGCGCCTTTTTTGTGGCATCATTGTTAAACGCAACACCGTTTCCCAGCAGGTAAGAAACTTCCTGGTCTACAACAAAACCAAAAAACTTGCTGGCAATCTTATGATTGGCTGTGTACATATCGGGATGTGCTTTCCCCTCAAGATCGTACACCATCTTTTCATAGCGGTTGATTGTGGGATTTTCTCCCCAATAGTACAGCTTTGCGTCCAGCATGTCCCGCGTCTTTTTCTGACCTTTAAAATCGTTGATTGTGTCAAACACAAACCCCATGCGGGAACGTTCATCTTCACCGACAGCCACAAAGTCTTGATATGTTCTGATTTTCCCTCACCGCCTATCTGTAAATGCTTTGATACTTCATTGCCGTATTGTCTCCGGCTTTGTTCGCTGTGCTTTCCATCGCATAACGCACCGCGTCAATGTGATGGTTGTTCAAATCCGGGTATCCTTCCAGCACTTCACCCGTCTTGCTGTCTCGCTCGTATTCGTACTCGCTGAACTCTTTCGCCGTTTCCGGGCAACGTTCAGGGTCAATGACAATCGCTTCCAGCATTTGCAGCCACTTTGTGCCATATCGAACCGATTTCGGTCCTTTGCGGGCAGGGAATGTTTTCACGCCGTACTTGTTATAGTCGGCGATGGATTTCGGCTCAGCGCTATCCGCGCAGACTTTATCCTCACGGGTCAGCCCTCTATCCAGCAGCAGTTGCGCCGTGTCTCTGTTGCTGGTTCTACGTCGTGTCAGCTCATCAAAGATGTACAGCGTGCGCCGCGCCGCGTCATAGTGCATTGCATTGTATGCCCATGGGTCAGGGTACCAGCCCCAGTCCACGCCGCGCTTGATGCGGTCAAAGCTGGCAATCTGTTCATCGGTGATTTTCTCAATGCGCAGATTTTCAAATACCGCCGTGCCGCTGCCGACAACCTCGCCAAGATACTCATGCCGGTATGCTGTTTCGTTTGTGCGCTCCAAGTATTCAGCATCTGCAAGGAACCGCTCCCCGAGCCATTCTGCGGGCGTCGTTTTATAGGTGGAATGATGTATTAGCTTTCCAGACCTCGCTTTCAGCGCGTACCCGTTCGCCCAGTTCCGCGCCATTGCTGGCGGGTTGAAGCTCTTGAACGTGATGAACCAGTCACCGCCACGCAAGCAGGACTGTTCAACGTTTCGGATTTGCTCTTCACCGTCAAACTGGTCAAGTTCTTCAAACCAACAGATGCCGATATAACCAAACGGCACTTTGATTGACTTTACTTTTCCGGGGTCATCAACGCCGAAAAAAAGCACCTTTTGCCCAGTTGGCAAATAGGTGCATTCCATCGGGGAGACCGTGCAACGAAAATGGTCGTGCAGACCAAGCTCATTGATAGCCCAGACGATTTGCGCATAAACGCTCGTCCGCAGCGTGTTGCCGACTTTGCGGAACACTGCTGCATGGCATTGCGGATGCTTTATGAGCTGCAAAATCAGTTCTATGCTTATATAGCTTGATTTGGTAGAGCCGCGCCCGCCCTTGGCGACAAGCTCTTTTACATTGCCTGCCTTTATTTCGCGGTGGACTCCCCAAAAGCAAGGGGAAACTATATTTGACAATTTACAAGTCATCTACAATTTGCACCCCACCATCCTCTTTCTGTTCAGGCGTATCGCTCTGCCCCAGATACTGTTTGCCGAGCCAAATTGCCATATTTGCGTTTTTTTGGGCAAGCGCAAATTGATACCGACGCAGAGAACATTTCCCCTTCCCTCGCTTTTGCTTAAAAACTACGGAAAAACTATCCTTGTATGTCCTTTTGCACCACGCATCAATCGTTTTGTCCGTTACGCCAAAGAAATCGCATATATCTTCTTTTGTACACTGTAACCCGCATAGGTTTTCAAAGTGGTTTTGGTCTATCTCTTTTCGCGGGCGTCCTGTTTTTGCCATAAACGCCCTCCTTTTTCTTTTGGCGTTGAATGAACTTTTGCATGTCTCTCTTTAGGTAAGGGCTGTCTGTCTTTGCGATTATTTTTCGCGCTTCTTTAATTGTCATTTAACAGCACCGCCCTATTCCCCGTCAGGGTTTCCCATCGCTTTACAATCACATCACAGTATCTTGGGTCGAACTCCATTGCATACGCATCCCGACCGTTTTGCTCACACGCAATAACCGTCGTCCCGCTGCCAGCGAACAAATCAAGCACGGCGTCACCGCCTTTAGTGTTGTTTTTGATTTGATAATCGAAAAGCGCCACAGGTTTCATTGTTGGATGTTCTTTATTTTTTGTTGGACGGTCAAATTCCAGCACAGTTGTTTGCTTTCGGTCTGACGCCCACAAATGACCAGCACCAGACTTCCAGCCATAAAGGCACGGCTCATGCTTCCATTGGTAGTCCTGTCTGCCCATCACCATTGCATTTTTTACCCAAATAAGAACCTGCCTGACTTCCCATCCCGCCATCTGGCACGCCATTCTAAAGACATACGCCTTTGAATCTGCGTGCCAGATGTAGAATACAGCCCCCGGCTTCATCACAGAATCAGCAGACGAAAACGCAGATTGCAAAAACGCAATAAACTCATCGTCACTTTTTGCATCGTTTTCGATTTTAAGCGCGTCCTTGGTTTTCCCAGTATAGTCAACCCCATAAGGCGGGTCTGTGAGCAACATGTCTGCAAGACGCCCCCCCATAAGAGCGCTTACATCGTCGCTTTTTGTGCTATCGCCGCACATAAGCCTGTGTCTGCCAAGCTGCCAAATGTCGCCCCGTTTTGTCACTGGATCGGAAACTTCGTCAACCTCTGGAGCTTCATCTTCCTCAACTTCTTCTGTAATGTCATCGGAGATTCCCCAATCAAAATCAAACGCCGACAAATCCAGCTCCGGCAGTTCATCTTTCAGCAGGTCAAAGTCCCAGTCGCTCTCGTTGCTCTTGTTATCCACCAGCCGCAGAGCGTTCACCTGTTCTGGTGTCAAATCGTCCACACAGACACACGGTACTTCTTTGATTCCCAGCTTTTTTGCAGCCAATGCGCGGCAATGCCCGATTACAATAACGTTGTTTTTGTCCACAACAACCGGCTGCACAAACCCATATTGCTTGATGCTTTCGGCAACATTTTTGATTTGCCTTGCATCGTGCTTTTTTGCGTTTTTTGAGTATGGCTGAATTTCTCCCAGAGATTTCATCACAATTTGCATAATATCCTCCTTTATGCAAAACAAAAAGCCCACACAATTTGTGTAGGCTTATATCCCCCCAAACCCCTTTGCGCCGGAGGAAAAGCGCGTTCCCGCACTACCGGTTTATGCTGTGCCGGTCTCACCCGTTGCGGGGAGCAAATCCGCAACGCTTTTTTCATCCGCTGCATTTATCCCCGCGTGCGGATTCGCGGTCTCTGCTTTGATGTTATGGGTTTCGGCGATGCGTAACTGCGTCAGTAACGGAGTCCACACAAGCAGATGCCGAACGGTTTTCTCGATGTCACCGTCAAAACGTTCCCGAACTTCTCCGCTTTCAAAATCGGTGTGCAATCGGGTATGCGCCCTCTCGTAGTGGGCTGTGCACCGTCGCTCTTCCGGTGTGTCAGGTTATCTATCGCGTTTCCTGCGCCGGGCTTTCACCGGTGGGAGCGACCCAGCATGTGCCCTCAGCCGGACTTGAACCGGCACACCAAGGCTCTTGCCATTGAGCTACAAGGGCATGTGCGGCTTACTGTTTGCACAGTCGTTGTCATCATTTGTGAGGGATACCGCGCCCGCTCACACAGACAGGTTGCGACCCTGCCCTCTGGTACTGCACATGGGTCTTGCACCTTTGCCGCGCCGTTGTTTCGGAACGCAGCGCCCTTGCCGCTGTGATTTTCTAAATCGTATATGGCTAATACGCCACCACTTGGCTGGCTATGCAGCAAATAAAATGCCGGTCTTTCCCGGCTGTCAGTATCGAGAATAGGAGGTTTTGCTATGGACTGTAATGTACCCTCTTTACAGTTTCCAGCATATTCATAATACCACTTGACAACGTCCCCACAGTTACCCTTTTTTCTTGTCCAAAATCCAGAAAAATTTTCTTCTGCTTTCGTAAAACTGCCGTCTGCCGCAATACACAGGCTGGTATTCGTAAGCCGTTCCCTCTGTAACATTTTTCAGCAGTGCGCACCAGTTTAATGGGTCTGCTTCTCTTGCTGCGTCCTCAATGATTCGGACATCTGTGCTCAACTTTAGCGCCCTGTCCGCCTTTCTAGCTGTGGGGTCTGACTTTCCGTTTCCGTGCGGCAAACCGTCATTTGAAACCGCATCAAGTCCTCTTGCACTAGCAATTTCCAACCGCATTTCAGCGTATCTTTTGCAAAAGTGCTTTAATTCAAGGTATCTTTCTTTCGAAATTCCATATTCATCTAGGTTGAGCGGTCTTTCTCTCATTTTTGCTCCTTTCTTCCATTTTCATGCAGCGCGGCAGCGTGCAAATATTGTCATTCTTCCACTCGCACGTCACGCAAAGATGTTTGCGGGCGTATTCATCAACTAGTTGCTGTTTTGTCATGGGGTCACCTCCGGGGGTTCGGGGAGTGGCATCCAGTGGGTGACGGCATCAAGGATACCCCACTCATCGGACGCCCATCTCCCGATTTCATTGTCGTACCAGGCGAGATACATTATGCCTCTCCTAAATGCAAGCACTTCCGTTTGCTGCTTTGGCAGTCTGTCTTTAACGCTTATCCAGTCACTCATCTGCGCTCACCATCCTTTTGCCGCATTCTGGGCAAAATTATAAGCAGCGAAAGAAATTGCATTACAGGCTGAACATACAACATTTGTGCTTCCGCCGCTATCGCTTATCCAATGCGCCGTAGGCCGCATGGATTCCGGGTCGATGATAGGTGCTTTCTTGGCTTCGTCCACGATGAACTTCATCCCAGCGTCGTAACCACGCGCATAGGCCGCTTTCTGTTCAGAAAGGCAATTCCTGCCGCCAGACCATGTGAAATGTGCACCGTCATATTGTAAGACTTCTTTAATGTCGATCAACCGCACCGGTTCTTTCGGCTGGCTTGCGCCCGGAATCGGGCAGCCTATTGTTGTGCTCATTCTGATACCTCCTCTACATATGCCATGCTCTGGCGCAGATTGAGCGATTTCGGATTGAGAACACAAGCCGGGGCGACGGATTGTTCGTAGTACGCACAGAAGTTGTCCAACTGCCCCGTAGTGTAAACGACGCGAACGCTGCTAGCGTGGCCCGCATCTGAATCATCGTCACCGCAACACCATGGCGTAGCAGTCCAAATCCATCTGTCGTAGTGCGGGATGTAGTCACGGTACTTGCGGTACTCATCACAAGTGAGGATAAAAACGGTGTCTTTCACTGTTCCATAGGCGCTGTCACCGTTGTCAGCAACAAGGTCTACGGTATGTGCCAGCAGACTTTCTCCATCGAAAACAGCGTTCGCCATATCAGATAGAATCCCCCGCACATTACTGGTGCGATAGTTATTCCAGTTGCCTTTCTCATCGGCAAATATATCACCTTGGCAGAACTTTACATCTTCTGCCCACGGCTTCGCCATAATAGCCAGCACGCCACCGTCAGAGTGATTCGGGTCAAGGCAGACCCACTCAAAATTCTTGAACATAAAGTGTTCGCCGGGGCGCAGGGTTGTAATGTTAGTCATTATCTGCTACCTCCTCGTTCCAATATTTTTTAGCGCATTCTTCACAAAAGCTATGATCGCAATATTCCATGTTTCTGTATGTGCTGTCGATGTCGTTTGGGCAAATCGCAATCACGCCACCCATTGTTTTTGCATTAGGGAACATCTTCAAGAACTCACTTTGACGGGTCTTGACGGGGTTGTCTTTTGCCCATTGCTCGACTTTTGAAACTGTTTCTTCAATGCTTTTAACTGAATCGTCATCGGCATTAACCATGCAGCCCATGCCATTTTTATGAATGGGGCATTCTGTGCAGCATCTTTGATTTTTACATAATCTGTTTACCGTCTTGAAAAATTCAACTGCGTCCATAGTCTCACTCCTTACCAATCTGCATTGATAAATACAAAATCTCCGTTTTCTATTGCGCGATCGACAAGCCACCCAATGCTTACCCATTGGTATGGTCTGTATACTTTGACAAACTCTGCAAGGTCTTTCGCCTGTTCGGATGTGAGCGTCATATCCTTGCC